TGAATAGTTTCAAGTCTCAAGGAATGCAGAATTCTCAACAATACCTTGCACTTGCACAATCTAATAATGCACTTGCTAAACAACAGGCTGATTTCAACCAGCAAATGAAGTTGGATGAATTTAACCGCAAGAAAGAAGAAGCAGCCAATAAACCTCTTAGACCAGATTTAGCTAAAGAAGAAGATGCAGACTATATGCTTGCTAAAGATGCCAAGAATTTGGCTATAGATGCTTATGGCTATATAAACAAAATCAAATCTGGTGAAATCTTATTTGGTGTAAAAAATAAGGCAATGATTGGATTGATGAATATTTCTGGAACAGAAAACGAAAATGCAACTGCTCGTAATGACTATGATCGTTTTGTGAAAAATTTAGTTTCAGAATCATTGCGTTTAAATAAAGGTACTCAAACTGAGGGTGATGCAAAACGTGCAACAGAGGCTATTAAAAGCGCAGAGTCTCCAACCGATGCCGCAAAAGCAATGAATACATTAGTGCAATTGAATTTGCGTAAAGTAGAAGATGCAAAAGCATCTATTGAAAGACGTAGAGTTAATGCAAATGCCAAGTTACCTGAAGTACCTTTAGAAGTGCCTAAATTAGAACCGCATATCATTACAGATGCTGACTACAGATCATTTTTGAAGAATCCAAAGTATCCATCAGGTACTATTTTTGTTGATCCAAAAGGTGATAGAAGGGTGAAACCATAATGGATGATTACACACAAGCCCCACTAGCTGAAGATGTTCAATCTGCTAACGTAAAGGCTATTCAATCAACCTTTGCGCCAAAGTTTCCATATAACCCTGCTGTTGAGGCTGTAAGGTCAGTAGGTCAAGGCGCAACCTTTGGGATGTTGGATGAACTTGAAGCGGCATTACGCACAGGTTCTATCAGTAATGAGGAATACACCAAGTTGCGTGACCAGTTAAGGGGTCAACAAAAGCAGTTTGGTGAGGACTTCCCTGCTGTTAAAACTCCTGCTGAATTGGCTGGTGGATTTGCTGTTCCTGTTGGCATTATGGGTAAAGTGGTTGCCCCACTTGCACAAGAAACTAGAGCATTGATTACTGGTGGTGAGGGTTTGGGTGGTCAAGTCTTACGCACTACTGGCGCAGGTATGGCAACTGGTGCATTGGCAGGGTATGGCTATGCAGAGAAAGATGCTGGCACTGAGGCGGCAAAGGGTGCTATTTTTGGTGGTGTTTTAGGTGGTACTGTTCCTATCGTGATTGATAAGGCTGGCACGATCATCAAGAATGTGCTGAATTCTGCTGGCATTGGTGACCAAGCAACAGCCGCATCTAAGATGCTTGGCAGTTATATGCAGAAAGATAACTTGACTCCTCAAGAGGCTCAACAAGCACTTGATGAATTGAGAAGAATTGGTGTTCCTAACCCTGTCATTGCTGACTTGGGCGCAAACTTAAAGAATCTTGCCTACAGTGCTTATGTTGTTCAATCTAAAGCCAAAGGCAATACAGAGAAGTTTCTTGAGGGTAGATTAATTGACCAACCTAACGACATTGTTCAAGGATTGGTACAAAAAGCAGGGTTGGCTAAAGACGTTAATGGGTATGAGTATTTGAATGCACTTGCTGAATCTCAATCATTAAAAGCAAGTCAGGCATACCCAAAAGCCTACAGCATGGATGTAAGCACTCAACCATTCAGAACCTATGTAGACAGACCAGTATTTGTTAAAGCCTATGAAGAGGCTCAGAAACGTGCATCTGTTTATGGGACTCCCTTACCTGATCTAGATGCTATTCGTAATGCTCAATCAGTACCTACAGACATCTTGCACCAGATCAAGATTGGTTTGGATCGGGTTATCGATAAGGAAACTGATGCTGTCACAGGCAAGGTCAGTGGCTATGGTCGTGATGTCATTAATGTCAAGAATGAATTCAATGACAAGATTAAAGCCATAAATCCTGACTATGCCAAGGCTAATGCTGAATTTGCTGATGCATCACGCATCAAGAACTCGTTTGAAATGGGTCAGAAGTATCAGCAACTTGATCCTAAAGAAGCTGCCGCAAATATCAAGAAGATGAATCCTGATGAAAAAGAGGCTTTCAGACTTGGCATGATGGCAGATATTAATGATCGGGTTGGAAACTTCAAAGGCGGTGACTTCTCTCGTCAGATATTCAAGTCTGACAATCAGAAGTTGCTTGTTCGTTATGCCTTTGATGACCAACAAGCGTATAACGATTTCTCTCAATACGTTAAGGGTCTAACCGAACAATCTAAAACCGCTAAGAAAATCTTAGGTGGCTCTCCAACTGGAGAAAGATTATCTAGTCAAGAACAGGCTGGACAACTTGGTCAGATTGCACAATCAGCGGCATCTGGTGATGTATTTGGGCTTATGAAAGCTGCTGGCTCATCATTGCTTTCAAGAGCAAAAGGCATCAGTAGTGAAACATCTGAAATGTTGCAAAAGAAACTATTTAATGCTGACCCAATTGAGCAACGAGCAATTCTGTCTGAGTTGAATCGCAGGGCAAAAATGCCAAAGACAGGTTTGCTATCTGGTGCGGCTGGTGTTGGTACTGCCACTGGAATCATAGGAGACTAATAAATTGATCCAATCACTATTTGCCTCATGGCGGCTGGTCTTGTCAAACAGATTCAGCAAGGTTGCGAACTTTACAAGCAAGCTAAAGAGCAATTTGTTCAAGTCAAAAGAACTGCTGATGAAGTTGTGGCTATCGGCAAGGAACTTAATGGGTTCTGGAATCAGTTACTTAGGTTCTTTGCTGGTAGCCCAAAGTCTCAAGTTGCAAAGCCTGTGGTTCAATCTAAAAAGTCTGATTATGTCGCTGTGGATGAAACTCAAGTCAAAGTTGGGATTGTCCAAAACCTGACAGAGTTTTTCAAACTACAAGAACAGTTAGCAACGCACATAAGAGAAGAAGAAGAAAAGTCTAGAACAGTCTATGACCCTGACCAGAATCACCTAGAAGCGGCCTTAAAGAGGGTGATGGCACAGCAGGAGATGGATAGGTTGGTCATCCAGATTCGTGAGTGCATGGTGTACCAGAGTCCCCCTGAGATGGGTGCTTTGTACAGTTCAGTGTTTGAGATGAGTGAGGTTATTCAGGAGGAACAAACGCAAGCTAGATTGGCACAAGAGGCAAAGGAAAGGGTACGCAAATGGCAACGGGAGGAGTCAAAAAGAAACTTCCAAGCAAAGCAAGCGTACCTGTTAGGAACTCTGGTCGTGATCCTTTATATCTGGGCATGGTTAATAGCCATAAACCAATTGGGGAGGAGATAATGGGTTGGATTGCTTGTTGTGTTCTTATAGCCTTGATGCTCCCTTTGGGGGCAATACTTTATCTAGATATTCTGGATACCAAGTATGAAGCCAAACGTGCCTTAGAGAAACTTGAAAAGATTGAGCAACGCATTGAAAGGAAACAGCGTGATAAAGATCGTAAAGAGCCTGATTCTATTAGCGACAATCCTGTTTTTGACAGGGTGCGAAGACCGCTTTAGGTATCCTTGCCAAAACCCTCAGAACTGGTCTAATGCAGAGTGCAAACACCCAATCTGTACCGCTACAGGTACTTGCCCTGAACAACTCGTAACACCCGAAAAGGAGAAAAAGTAATGCCTACCATCGTTATGAACAAAAATAACCGCCTAACTCCTGAAGAAATTGAAGTCAGGATTTGGGCTATTGTCATCTTCTCCTTGACGATGATTCTCCTTGGCTCTGTAGCTATGTTCTTGTATAGCGTTTCATTTGTGACTCAGCCTATGAATGGCATGGCGGCGATAGATAAAGTCTATACACAGCAGATCAATACCATTATGGTCTTTATTACTGGTGTCCTTGGTGGTGTAGCTGGTCGTAGTGCTGTCTCAGCCAGTGCCAAAGCAATTGCCAAGGCAGAGGCTACAGACAATGATGAACCTCCAACACCATGAGTTTATTTAATCCTTGGGTGCTGTTGGCTATCTTGATAGCTATCTGCTCATCCTTTGGCAGTGGATACTATAAAGGTGGGCAAGATGAGTTTGCTAAACAGCAGATGGAGATTGCCCGACTTAATGCAGAGGCTAGACAAAAAGAACAGGCATTAGTGTCTGCTGTAAACAATACTTCAAATAAACTTGCAAAGGCAAACTATGAAGCCAAACTTCAAACTCAAAAGTTGCATTCTGCTATTGACTCTGGAACTTTCAAGTTGCGGATTCCTGTCAAAGCCGACTGCACCATACCAACCGCCACAGATACCGCCCCTGCCAGCGGAGATAGCGTTCAAGCAACAGCCGAACTTGACAGAGAGACTGCTAAATCTCTTGTCGCCATCACAGACCAAGGAGATGCCAACACAAGGCAACTCAACGCCTGTATCGATGCCTACAACTCAGTCTACCAAACCTTGAAAGGAAAACCATGAACTTATCAGCCAACTTTACTCTCAAAGAACTCACCAAGTCTGACACTGCCACTCGCTTGGGTATTGACAATACGCCTGATGACGCAACGATTGAGAATCTCAAGTTGTTGTGCGAGATGGTTCTGCAACCTGTGCGTGAGCATTTTGGCAAGTCGGTGACTGTGAACTCTGGCTATCGTAGTCCTGAGAGTAATGCGGCTGTTGGCGGAAGTAAGACCTCAGACCACTGCAAAGGTCAAGCTGCTGACATTGAGATTGATGGTTTGCCTAATCCTGAACTGGCACAGTGGATCATGGATAACCTTGACTACACCCAATTGATCTTAGAGTTTTACACCCAAGGTCAACCAAACTCAGGTTGGGTTCATGTAAGTTATGACCCTAACAACCTGAAGAAACAAGAATTGACTGCTGTCAAAGTTGCTGGCAAGACTACTTATCTAAATGGTTTACAGGCTTAGTTAAGCAAACTGTCACAAATATGCGTCAACATTACGTTTTTACAAGGCGCATATATGAAATTGCTCGACCAAGAATTCCTTGAATTGTGGAAACAATATCAGTCAGCAACTGACATGGCGGCGGCTACTGGGATGAACATCAGAAATATTTCTCGTAGGCGTAGAGCTTTAGAGATTAAATATGGTGAGTCTTTAGAAGCAAAAAAACCTATACAAACTATTTCTACAAAACCCAGCGCAGCCCGTAAGGACTTAGGGATATTAAATGGCACTGTCATTGTTTTTAGTGATGCTCACTTCTGGCCTAGCATTCATACGACAGCATTTAAAGGTCTTTTGTGGGCTATTAAAGAGTTTAAACCTGTGGCAGTTATTGCTAACGGCGACATTTTTGATGGGGCTAGTATCTCTCGTTATCCGAGGATTGGATGGGATTCTGTACCATCTGTAATACAAGAGCTTAAAGCCTGTGAAATAGCAATGGGTGAGATTGAGGATGTAGCCAAGAAGACACGACACAACACGCAATTGATCTGGACACTTGGAAACCATGACGCTAGGTTTGAGAATAGATTAGCTGCTAACGCACCACAATATGAGTTTGTCAAGGGGTTTAGCCTCAAGGATCACTTCCCTGCTTGGACACCTTGTTGGGCGTGTTGGCCTGCGGAGAATACCATTGTTAAACACCGCTGGAAAGGCGGCGTACACGCTACACATAACAACACTGTCAATGCTGGCGTAAACATCGTCACAGGGCATTTACACAGCCTTAAAGTGACTCCATTTGATGATTATCATGGCACAAGGTTTGGCGTAGATACAGGCACTTTGGCAGAGCCTACAGGCGCACAATTTGAGAACTACCTTGAGCTATCACCTACCAACTGGCGGTCTGGATTTGCTATTCTGACGTTCCATGATGGACGTTTGTTATGGCCTGAACTTGTCCATACATGGGCAGATGGTCAAGTTGAGTTTAGGGGCAAAATACACAATGTCTGATTTAGACTTGTTTGCTATTTGCGAATAGCGAATAAAAAAAGGGGGCAATTACGCCCCCTGCAATAAACAACTGCATGGGTAGTATATCAGCCCACAAGTTCCCATACCAAGCCATCGTCATCTTCAACAATGTCGCCAACTGAATACTCAGCAATTTCATCTTCAACTTCTTCTTCATCTTCAACTTCTTCTTCTTCGTCATCGTAGTCTTCAACTAAATCATAGTCGGCAGCCCAACCATGTTCTTTTTGGAATTCAACGAATTCTTGAATGATTTGAGCTTTATCAAAATCACTTGTCTCAATAGTCACTTTTTGCTCTTCATCCCATGACCAATCACCAATGTCAATCACAACCTTGTACATAATATTCCCCTAAAAAATGGATGCGGAAAATCCCGCAAAACCACTTTATCCCAAAAATATGACAGTTACTCACCAATAAATAAAATAAAAAAGAATACTCCTAAAATACCAACAAATGTTCCAATGGCTAATAACAAAATTATCATTATTGTGTTTGTAATCACTTTGTTTCTCCAATCTTTAAGAGTTGCGCCTGACTGTCCATTC